CAAAAATTCACACCACCCCCACGCAAAACAAATGACAACCACAGCTTAACCCTAGGAATAACTTCGGCTATCCATGGGGGAAAACTTTTTATTCCTGCGATAACTTGCGATTTATACTAGGGGTATGCAGGCGACCCTACCCCCCCGTGGGTATGGATATATACACTCATGGTAAAATCAAGGATTCCCTTGTAAACCACCTTGTGACTACATACTTGCTATGAATATTCTGTAAATCTCCTGGCTATATGCTAGGGTGTTCCCTAGGGGGTAGGTATATTTAGGTATACTATCTATATAAAACCCCCCCTGAGTATTGTTAATACTATTATACACCCCATTCTCTCTTTTGTCAATGATTATATTTAATAATAATGCTCTAATATAAAAATAATCTAAATTAATACTTGACAAAAGCAATATCTGTGTGTATACTAGAATCAGGTACACTTTAAAAGGACACACAGTTAATATCGAGCTAAAGACTCACAAGAGGTCATCACTAAACTGTACCGACTAATTGGGAACACCTAGGATTCCCTGTAAGTTTAACAATTAAAAGGATATAATATTATGGCTAAAATGACAGCAGCTGAGAAAGAGAAAAGGACTCCCAAGTTCTTAAAAAAATTATTTTCAAGTCCACGAAAAGAAAAAGCTAAAGCTATTAAAGCTTCTGTGAAACAAGGCAAAGCAAATGCTGGAGCTACAGCTAAGATGTATGCTGCGGAAAGTATGTTTACTTCTGCAAAGAACAGAGACACAGCAAAAACTACCCCAGGAAAGGCTAGATCTTTCAAGGATGCATTTGATTCTGCTACTAAAGATGGCAAATCAAGATTCATGCACAAAGGTAAAGGGTTCTTTACTAAAGAAGGTGCTGCAGGTAACAGAGATTCTATGAAGACTAGAACTGGTGAAGCAGGATCTATGTCTAGTGCAAAACCTACTGGACCTAATAAAGAGAAACGTACTTTATCTAGTCTATTTAAAAAGCTTAGAAACAAAGTAAAAAAGAAAAAATAACTTGATAACCACTAACGCCCTAGATCTATCCTTTAAAGAGATCATGGAGTTGGTAAATGCAAACAATGGATTCTACTATTCTAAAGACTCAAAAGAAAAGCTTAACCGATACACAGGAAAAGTTTCTAGACGCATTATTCGGGGAGGCTCAAGGCAACCCAAGAATAGCGGGAGAGCTGGCAGGTTACTCAGAACATTCATATCCTAAAGTTGTCCGTAACCTTAAAGACGAGATTGTTAAACGAGCAGAACATTATCTAGCCATAAATTCTGCGAAGGCTGTCACCAAGATGGTAAACATGTTAGACGAGGATGGAACGACTCCACACGCTAGTATCAGAATGGAAGCAGCAAAACAAGTATTAGATAGAGTTGGTATTGTAAAGAAAGACCAACTAGATATCAACATGAATCTTAAGCATGGTATGTTTATATTACCAGCTAAAGAAGAACCAGAAGAATCAATAGTAACACCAATACAGGAGTAGTCATGAAAGGATACAAACCAAAGCCTAAACCAACTTACTAATAACTTTATACAAAGTGATTAAAAGAAAAGCAAGAACTATCCCATTTGGATATAAGTTAGCAGAAGATACAGATTACATTGAACCAATAGAATCTGAACTAGAAGCATTAGAAGAAGCTAAGAATTTTTTAAAAACATGCTCATACCGAGAAGTGGCTATCTGGTTATCAGCGAAAACAAAAAGATACATTTCATATGTCGGACTTAGAAAACGAGTTACCAGAGATACAGCTTCCAAAGCCGAAGAAGAAAGTAAAAACAAAAGCCAAGCAGTCGGCTAAACAAGCGTTAGCCAGAACAAGAAAGAAAGTTGCACAAGCAGAACAAACTCTACGTTCAGCTAAGACACATGCAAAAAATGTCAAAGAGAAGTTGTTAACCATTGACAAAGTATTAGATGGTAAAGAACAACAACTCATAACCCAAGATGTAATAGACGATGTTCCAGAAAATATACAGGAGCATTTAGCTAATCAAAACATAATCTTTAAACCTAACAAAGGTCCACAAAGAGATTTTTTAGCTGCATCAGAAAGGGAAGTTTTTTACGGTGGTGCTAGAGGTGGTGGTAAATCATATGCCATGCTTATTGATCCTCTGAGATACTGTCATAAAGAAAATCACAGATGTCTGTTACTTCGTAGAACTATGCCAGAGTTAAGAGATTTGATTAATCATTCTCAACGATTATACTCAAGAGCATACCCAGGAGCAAAATGGAGAGAACAAGAAAAAGAATGGAGATTCCCATCAGGAGCAAAAATAGAGTTTGGTTATGCAGAGAACATGACAGACGTATTACGTTACCAAGGGCAATCTTACACATGGATAGGAATAGACGAACTTCCACAATATCCTTCGCCAGATATTTATAATTTTCTAAGATCGTCACTTAGATCAGTTGATCCTACGATACCAGTATATATGCGGGCTACAGGTAACCCAGGTAATGTTGGATCACAGTGGGTTAAAGAGATGTTTGTGGATCCTATAGATCCCAATACAGCTTTTAACATAGAGATTTCTACACCCACAGGAACAAAGTATATAACAAGAAGATTTATACCAGCAAAGTTACAAGACAATCCGTACCTTATGCAAACTGATGATTACTACGCAATGCTATCATCATTACCAGAAGTACAGAGAAAACAATTTTTAAATGGAGACTGGGATGCATTCTCTAATGCAGCATTCTCTGAATTTGATAGAGAGATACATGTTGTTGAACCATTTGAAATACCTAAAGGCTGGCAGCGATTTCGTGCTGCGGATTGGGGCTATAGTTCTCCTGCCTGTTGTTTATGGTTTGCTATTGATTATGATAATAATCTATGGGTTTATCGAGAGTTGTATACCCAAAAGATTACTGCAGATATTTTCGCAAAGAAAGTCTTAGACCTAGAGAGCGGAGAATATATACGTTACGGGGTCTTAGATGCTAGTACATGGGCAAAGAGAGGAGATGTGGGTCCAAGCATAGCAGAGACAATGATTCAAGCTGGATGCCGTTGGAGACCTTCTGACAGAACAGGAAGAAGTAGAATCAGTGGAAAGCTAGAGATTCACAAAAGATTAAAGATAGTAAACGAAAAAACTAAAGAACCAGGTATTCGTATATTTTCTAATTGTAGAAATTTGTTAAGAACATTTCCTACACTACCATTAGATGATAGTAACCCTGAAGATATTAATACACACGTAGAAGATCACGCATATGATGCACTAAGATACGGATGTATGAGTAGACCGATGCATACGAGTTACGCTAATAAATTATATAACAATAATAATAGAACGACTAACTTTATCCCCTCAGATAAAATATTTGGATATTAACAAAGGGGATACATGAAAAAAAAGAAGCTGCCTATTATAGATAAAAAGAATTTTCCTTATCAACTAGCAATGGTGTATTGGGAAGATATCGTTGGAGACGCTGGCTGGGCTGAGATACCAGATATTAAAAATTCAAGTACAGCAGTATGTTGTAGCTTTGGATGGATAGTAGTTCAAAACGATAAGAAGACTGTTGTCATGGCAGATTTTATATTTGAAGATAATGGCAAAGTAAAGACAGGCGGTGGGTATACCACTATCCCAACACAAAACGTTTTAGAAATTAAAAAGATAAAAACATAGGAACAACATGGAAATGAAATTTGACCCAAGAGCTAAAGTTAAGCAAGGTGATCTAAGTACAAGTCCTGAAGGCAAGCAACCGAATCAAGCACCTGGAGATTTATTAATATCTCCTGGCAAAGAGGATGTGCTAGCTAATACTGGAGATGGTAAATTTGGATATCATGAACCTAAGAAATTCAAAAGCCAATTAGATGCTAATCTGTTTACAATGGCGGATGAGAAGGATTATTAATGAGTGACTTTATAAAAAAAAAGACAGCTAATCCTAAATTTTATGGTTATACAGGACCTGTAAAGCCAGAAAAAAAAGGTAAGTTTATCCAGAAACCACGTGCAGCTACAGATAAAGATAATAGCTCATATGGTTATTCAGGAAAACCTACAGACGTAAAAGTAAGATCTAAATATATTCAAAAAAAAGGAGACTAATATGGACATAAATATAAGATACAAACACGGTGAACTTTCTGCAGATGTGGCTAAAGTTAAAAATGAAAAACTAGCAATAGACCCAAACTCTAAAGTTCTACAAGGTGCAACTTCTGGCGACAGTAATGATAAGCCAGGTGCTAAAGAAAAAGTTGATGCATCTATTTTTAAAATGGCTGAAGAAAGAGACTACTAGTAATGGCACTTACTGACAGAACGGGAAGAGAGATTGCTAATGAGCATCCCAAGTATGCCACTATTAAGAAAGATGTAATTGAAAAAGTAAAAGTAGCAGATACATCTCAAAGAGATATTGATGCAACTAGAATGAAAGGGTTCTCTAAATCTAATTTAGAAAATGCCCAAATGATAAGTGGTAATAATTCTTTAACACAAAAAGAATTAACACAATTAAAAACAGCACTTAGTAATAAAAAAACATCTACACTAGAGACAACAGGCAAATTCAAAAAGGATTAAATGGATAAAGACGAAAAAGATAATTACGATCCGTTTGTAGGATATGTACGTGAGAAGTTTAATGAAGCAGAAACATCTAGACTCCAAGATGAGAAGAGATGGTTATCTGCCTATAGAAACTATAGAGGATTGTATGGTCCTGAACAAGCTTTTCGTGATAGTGAGAAATCTAAAGTATTTGTTAAAGTAACAAAGACTAAAGTACTTGCTGCATTTGGTCAAATCATTGAAGTATTATTCTCAGCTGGTAAGTTTCCAATTGGAGTAACACCTACAGTGATGCCTGAAGGTACAGAAGAATACGCACACCTTAAACCAGGACAAGCTAAAGATCCACAAGGACAAGGAACTAAACCAGAAAGCCCATATGGTTTTCCAGGTGATGGTGGTGGAATACCAAAAGGTGCTACAGCAGAATCTTTAATGAAAGATCTAGCACAAGAATTTACGAATTTAGGTTTTGAAGATGGTGATGCACCTGATTTAAAAACTATGCCACAGATAGAGCCTGCTTCAATGGCAGCAGCAAAGATGCAAAAAGTAATTCACGATCAGTTAGAAGATAGTGAAGCAATCTCAGTTATGAGACATGTATTTTTTGAGATGGCTTTATTAGGAACAGGAATTTTAAAAGGTCCTTTTACAAATGTAAAGACTCAGTATAAATTTTCTAGAGATGAAGAAACAGGAACATCAGCAATGATGGAAGTACAGAAAGACGTACCAGGAATTGAAGCAGTATCATGTTGGGATTTCTATCCAGATCCTAATGCAACTAGTATGAATGATGCTGAGTATGTTATTCAAAGACATTCTTTTAACAGACAACAATTTGCAGAACTAGCTAAGAAGCCTATGTTTAATGCAGAGAAGATTAGAGAATGTTTAGAGACTGGACCTAACTATCAAACAAGAGGATATGAATCTTCTTTGTATGATAGAGAGAATGTTTCAACATTATATAAAAACAGATTTGAAGTATTAGAATATTGGGGAACTATAAGCAAACATCTAGCAGAAGAATTAGATTTTGATTACGATGATGAATTAGATGTCGTATCAGTTAATGTTTGGATATGTGGTGGTAAGGTTTTAAGAGTAGTAGAAAATCCTTTCTCACCAAAAAGAATACCTTATATGGTTTGTCCATATGAGTTAAACCCTTATCAATTCTTTGGTGTAGGTATACCAGAGAACATGCAAGATTCACAACAAGTTATGAATGGTCATGCAAGAATGGCAATTGATAACTTAGCACTATCAGGTAATTTAGTATTTGATGTTGATGAAACAATGTTAGTACCAGGTCAAGATATGAAAGTATTTCCTGGTAAAATTTTTAGAAGACAGAGTGGGCAACCAGGTCAAGCAATACATGGTATTAAGTTTCCAAACACTGCTAATGAAAATTTAATGATGTTTGATAGGTTCAGACAACTAGCAGATGAGTCAACTGGAATACCTTCTTACTCACATGGTACAACTGGTGTTCAATCAACTACAAGAACAGCAGCAGGTATGTCTATGTTAATGGGTGCTGCAGCATTAAGTATTAAGACAGTTATTAAAAATATTGATGACTATATATTAAAACCCCTAGGTAATTCAATGTTTCATTGGAACATGCAGTTTAACACTGAACGACCTGAGATACAAGGTGATCTAGATATTAAAGCACAAGGAACATCTTCTTTGATGCAGAAAGAAGTAAGATCACAAAGACTAATGACATTTATGCAAACAGCGTCTAACCCTTCGTTAGCACCATTTGTTAAATGGCATACATGTTTAAAAGAAGTAGCTAAGTCACTTGATATTGATCCAGATCAACTGGTCAATGATCCAGAGAAAGCAGCAATCTACGCACAAATAATGGGGATGGTAAATGGAAATCAAACGCCTACAGGCAATAGCGGACAACAAAGTCCAATGGGAAATATGGGAGGAGTACCTCCAGGAGCTTCGCCAACAGATCCAACAGGAAATGGAGGTGGCAACATCGGAACAGGCAATGTACCAATGCCAGGGGAAGCTGGTTTTGCTTCGAAAGATCCTCAGGCTCAAGGAAATAATTAAAAAAAGTAAAGAAGAATAATATGGCAAATACATTTGATACATCAAGAGTTGGAGGTGGTACTTACGAATTAGCACAAGATGCTAATGGTAATTACAATTTAAAATCAGTAGGCTTTAAACAAGTAAATAAATTAAATTTACCTGATTTAAAATCTAGTGCAGCTACTACAGATGTAGCTAAGACAACTAAAGATGCTACTGAAGCTACTATTAAAGCACAGACTACAGAAGTATTTACACCTACTAATACTTATGGTGGTGGAGCAGATAAAGATCCAATAGACACATCTACACCTATGCTTAAAAATGCAGAAGTAAATAAAGCTTCAGTTAGAAGTGCTGGTGATCCTATGACTAATATTGCATCACAGCAAACTAAGGCTATAGCAGCTGGACAAACTAAAGCAGATCAAGCAGCACCACAAGAAAGTATTGGTGCTACAGATTCTATACAACCACAATATCAAGATGGAATTTTACGTGGTCAAACTGGTGTTAAATATAGTAAGCCACCTAGTATAAAATCAAGAGCTACATCAGCAGTACAAGATACTGTATCAGGTGTAGTAAACTCTGTTAAAAATAATAAAGCACTTAAAATGGCTGGTAGTGTGTTAGGTTTTGCAGCTAATCCAATTATGGGTGGTGTTAAAATGGTAGCAGGTATGTTGCCTAAAGAAACAGCTGTACAAAAAGTAAACAAAGGATACTTTAATACTAATGAAGGTAGCCAAAGAATATCTGGTAATGCTGCAACAGATTTATATGCAGGTATGAATAGAAATTCAGACTTTGGCAATTTAGAAAATGCTGGTAATAAAAGAATAGCTACTAGAGAAGCAACAATTTCAAGACGTGAAAAATCTGATAAACCTATGTCTGATAAATTTAAATCAGATACTGCAAATATGAAAACACAA